CATCAGGCCGTAGGTATCGGCCTGGTTCTGATACCGGATCTCGCCCAGGGTGCCGTGCTTCAGCTCGCCGCCGGGGGCCACGCGCTCGAACTGGTCCTTGCCGATGAGGCGGAAGCGGGTGACCGCCTTGAAGTCGGTGACCGGGCCGACCGCGGCGATGTTGCGCCAGACCTGCTCGACCGAGTTGAAGCCCTCGAGGAGGAACTTGTTGGCCAGGTTCGAGAGGATGCCGCCGATGTCGATGTTCGACGGCCCGCCCTCGGCGCGCACCACCCCCGGCGTCAGGCCGCCGACGAAGGCGGCGCGCAGCACCTCGCGAGTGTCGCGGAAGGTGCGGCCGGTGTAGCCGTTGGCCCAGGCCGCTTCGAGCAGCAGCTCCTGCAAGCCGATGCCGCCCCGGTAGCGCGTGGAGGCGATCTCCAGCGCCGCCGGATTGCAGACCTTCTCCGCCTCGGTGTGCCTGGCCGAGAGCAGGCAGGCGGCCTCGAGCACCTCGCTGGTGATGTTCATCTGGCGGGTGTGGATGGCCGGCGCCTGCGGCCGGTCGGCGCGCAGCACCTCCAACTCGGTGCGGGTGCCGTCCCAACCTTCCTTGATGGCCTTGGCCTCGAGGTCGCTGTGCCCGGCGGTGAGCTTGCGCACTGCGGCGATGCGCTCGCTCTCCGCCACGGCGGCGGCGCGCAACTCGGCGGCGCTGGAGGGCATGGGCGCGCTGGCCTGGATGGTGGCGGGGACGGCAGCCGGCGCGGCCGGCGCCGGAGCGGCCGGCGCCGGAGCGGTCGCCAGCGCGGCGGCCTGGACGCCGTCCGGCGTGGAAGCAGCGGTGACCGGGATCACGGTGGTGGCCGGGGCTTCGGCCGGGGCGGTCGCTGCGGCAGCGGTGGCGGGGGCGGGGGTGGAGGCGGGTTTGGTGGTCACGGACTGGTCTCCGGAAGCGGTGGAAGGATGGGTGGCAGTGACCGCGGCGGTGGTGTTCCCATCAGCGCCGAGGTCGACGAAGCTGATCTCGCCCAAGGTGGCGCGGCGCACGACGTTGATCGGCCCCTGGTAGGAGGCGCCGTTGACGTGGACGGTGCCGCCCTCGCGCACGAACTCGTGCTCATCCACGCTGGAGCCAATGGAGGCCTGCCAGGGGAAGCCGTTCTTGGACGAGACCACCACCTCGCGGGCGGCGGCGGTGTCGCGGCTCACCACGCCCGAGGCGATGAGCTTCCCGCCCTCGACCGCGATGCGGTCGGTGTGGCCGACGCCATTGGCGGCGTCATGGCCGAGGCGGATGGGCCGGTGCTGGGCGGGGATCGCGAGCCCCGCCAGATCCACGATCACCGGATGGCGCCAGCCGGCCAGGCGCATCGGCCCGCCGGTGTAGGCCACCATCTGGAAGCGTGGCAGCGTCGGCTGTGCCGCAGCGGGTGCGCCGGCGTTCGCTGGCGTCGGCAGGGCGTCGGCGTGCAACCATTCCGGCGCGCAGGCGAAGGCCACGAGTTGGGCGGGGATAGGCTCAGGCGGCACAGGCATCGAGGTCGTCTCCGGCGTCGGGGTTGGGGGTGTCGGTCTCGGTGACCGGACCGGGCTGGATCGCCGGTCCATCCAGGGGCTTCAATTCGAGCCCGAGGTCGCGCATGAGCGCCACCTCCCGGGCCCGCTGCCGGAGTTGCACCTCCCAGTCCTGGCCCTTGCGGGCGTACTCGTCGGCCAGGGTGGTGGTGAGGTTCTGCAGGCGTGTTGCCTGGGCGTTCGCCTCCTTGGCCGGATCGACGTGCTCATGGCCATCCCAGAACCACTGGTGCGACCAGTCGATGGCACCGTCGCGCAAGCGCTCGGGCAGGAAGCCGTCGATGAGCAGGGCCTCGCGGATCCAGGCGGAGAACACCCGGTCGAGAACCTCCTGTGCGATGCGCGCCTGGTCGACGCGCAGGGCCTTGAAGTAGGTCTGGTGGTCGAGCCGCCCCGAGGAGTAGTTGTAGCCGGACGAGTTGCCGGCCGCGATGTTGAAGGGCATGTTCAGGCAGCGGGCGATCTCGTTGAGGATCTCGTGCTTGAACTCGGCATAGGTGGTGGCGGGCTGCTCGGCCCGCAGTTGCTCCATCTTCCACCCTCCAGGCATGGTCAGCAGCGCCCGCTGCTCCAGGCGGATGGTGTCCATCGGCTCGACCGGATCCGCCTCGCCATTGGCGGGGGCGTCGGTGTAGACGATGCCGGCATAGTCGGCCGCCGTCTCGGCCGCCGCGATCACCGCCAGGGTGTAGCGGCGCAACTGCGCGAAGAGCGGGATGGCCGGGGTGATCTCGGGGATGCCCCGGCGCTGGTCTGGCCGATCTGGGCGGAAGAGATGGATGACCGAGGCCGCCGGCACGCGGTCGTATTCCAGGGGCATGAGCCCCATTGGTCCGCCGGGGTGGAACTTCAGGACGTGGTACTCGACCGGATTGCCGGGGGAGTCGAAGACGATGCCGTCGATGCGGTTGGGCTCCATCCAGCCGACGTTGGGGGTGCTGACCTGCTCGGCCTCCACCAAGCGCAAGTCGAGCGTGACCGGTGAGCCGAGCCGGGGGTTGGAAACCAGCAGGGCGAAGGCCTCGCCGTCCTGGACCTGACTCACGCGCATGCAGCGCAGCTTCTCCGCAAGGCCCACCGCAGCGGCCCAATCGGCGAAGGCGCGCTCGACGATGGGCGCCTCGTCGCCGCGCACCCCCATGAGCTGCAACCGGGGACCGGTGCCAATCGCGTCGTTGGCCAGGGTCAGGACGATGCCGCGGGCATAGGAATTGTTGGCGACCTCGTAGCGGGCGCGGTTGCGCAGAGTCCGCCGCACGGAGGGCGAGGCCGCCACGTCGGCCGAGAGCCCGTCCGCCAGCGCCCAGTGCCGGTGGTTGTCGCGGGTGGTCTGGGCAGCATCGTAGCGGGCACGCACGAGGCGGCGCATGGTCGGGACGAGCCGCCGCGCTGCCGTCCCGCTTCGGCCGGGGGCGGCGGAGCCGGCGAGGCCGATGGCCCGGAGGCCTTTGGTCAGCCAGCCTGCGGCTCTCACACCGCCCCCGGCGGGACCAACTTGGTCAGTTGGAGGCCCTTCGACTTGGACCGCATCGCCTGCTTGGAGGCCAGGTAGCGGTCAGCTGCGATCTGGTCGGGCAGACCGTGCTGCTCGACCGAGCCGGAGTCGCCCGTGGCCTTCTTGGGCCCGGTGGCGTTCTCGGTGATCGCTTGTTCGGTTGGGGTGGGGTCAGGCATTGGTGCTCACTACCAAGAGGCCCTTTGAGGGCCGTTTTGGGGGACAGCAGCCACTGCCGACACCTTCCCGCACCTATTGAGATGAGTTCGTCCCCGGAATCGGGGGACATGACCACGGGCGGGTAGGGGTATCTGCACGAAGGCCTCATCACTAGATAGGCCCCCTCCCCCGATTTTTGGGGACATATGCAGACTCGACGGTGCCCGAATCGCCCGTGGCCTTCCTAGGCCCGGCGGGGTTCCCGGTGATCGCCTACTCGGTAAGATGGGGTCGGGCATGCAGGGTGGGCGAGCGATGGGCTCGTCCTGAGTTACATGTCCCTATCCCCCCTCTTTTGTCCGGTTCGGCTGGTGATCACCGCGCCGGTTCAAGGTGCTGCCCCCGGTGCTTCGGCGTCCATCCCGGATAGGATGGGCGCCAGCATGGAAGAGCTCCTGATCCTCATCCTGCAGGGCTTCGCCGAGGTTCTGCTTCAGATGCTCGGCTCCGGCCTCCTGGATGTGCTGACCTGGGGGATCGAGGGTGACGACAATCGCCCCTCGCGCGGCTGCACGCTGGGGATCCTGCTGTTCGCCGCCGGTTGTGGCCTGGGGTGGCTCTCCCTGTGGCTGGCCCCGCACAACCTGCTGCCCTGGGGCTGGCTGCGCATCGCCAACCTAGTCATCGGACCGATGCTGTCCGCCTGGCTCTCCTGGTGGATCGCCCGCTGGCGGCAGCGCCGCGATCCCGAGGTGGTGCCGCGCCATCACGTCATCAGCGCCGCGCTGGCATGCCTGGGACTCGTCCTCGTCCGCTTCACCTGGGGTGTGCGGTGACGGTGCCCCTGTCGCCGCTGGTGAGGGCCGTCATCGATCGTGCCTTCCCGATCACCGACCGGATCGCGGTCGCCAACCTGCTGGTGGAGCGGTGCGGCGACAACCTGCCCCTGGTCCGGACGGGAGACGCCATCGAGCGGGTCCGCCTCGCGGTCCTGAAGTTGGCAGCGGGCAGGGCGGAGGCCATCCTCGACCACCTCGCCGTCGCCCAACAGGATTGGCGGGACGTCCTGGTCGCAGCCGGGTTCGGAAGCGATCTGGAGGCGCACCGCCGCTGGGCACGGCTGGAGACGGCCTGATGTGCGGACGCTTCGCCAACTCCGAGACCATCCCGACCATCGCGGCCCGCTGGTCGGCCCTCATCACCGCCAGTGCGGCGGACTGGGAACCTAATACCGACATCCGTCCGGCCCGCCGGGTGCCGGTGCTCCTGGAGGGTCCGTCAGACCGTCCCCGGCGACTTGGCCTGATGACCTGGGGCTGGACGCGGGACTTCGCCTCCAGCGGGAAGCTGATCAACGCCCGTACCGAGGACATCACCACCAAGCGCACCTTCGCCGAGGCCGTCGCGCAGCACCGCTGCCTGGTGCCGGCGACGGCATGGTTCGAGTGGCAGCGCACTGATCCCGAGCAGCGGCGCGGGGTGAAGCATCTTGTCCGCCCCGATGGGTTGGAAACCTGGGCCATCGCAGGTCTGTGGGAAACGACTTCCGAGGGCGGGGCCGTTGTGCTGCTGACGACGGCCGCGCATCCCTCCATTGCCGTGGTGCATGACCGGATGCCGGTCGTGATCAGTCTCGACTTGGGCGCGACTTGGATGGCCGGGGCGATGGAAGCTGCGCTCGGCCTCGTCAATCCGCTGGTTGCAACCGCCAAGCCGGCGTGAACGAGTTGGCCCCGGTCGCCATCAATGCGATCCGATTGCCTGGTCTGACGCAACGAGCCGCAGCAGTTGCGCTCGTATCTCCATGGCATCCGCGGCGAGGTCGACGGTCGCGAACCGTATCGTGTGCCCTTGGATGACGACCGATTCATCTAGCATCGCTCCGACAGCAGGATGCAGCAGCATGCCCGAGGCGTTGGCTGAAAGCGGATCGGTCATGCGTTCCTGCGATCGGAGATAGGCGTAGATCTGGTAGACGTACCCGCTCCGTACCGTCTCGTCCCTATACCACCCACGAGTGAGCATGGCATTGAACTTGGTGTCGATGACGAGCCGCTGACCAGCCGAGCAGTTCTCAAGAACGATGTCGGTTCGCATGGACGGAAGGATCTGATCGATTCCCGAGGTCTTCCCCTCGATCTGCCAACGGATCGTCCTGCCGGCATCGACTCGCCATGAAGATCCGGATAGCGCAACCTCGTAGAACCCGGCCACTCCCTTCTCATATACCTTGCGCACCCAGGTGATCTCGTGGTCCGGCAGCGATTGATGCAACGACCCGGCTGACTCGGTCGGCATTGCCAGATCGAATGCCAGATGGGCTGCCGACACCATCTGGCGATCGTCTGCATCCTGCCTGCCGAATCGATCGACGGAGAGGTCTGAGCGGCTGGGCTTTCCGGAAGCGACGCCCATACGGCAGAGGCTGCCGGCGAGGGATCTGCAACGATGCGCGAGATCGCTCCGGCGTACGATCTTGGCGATCTCGTCGAGGGCTGCGCGGACGTAACGGTTCCGCGCTGTGTCCACGGTGAGTTCCTCGAATCGGCAGGCGACCGCCCCTCGGTCGAGGAGGCGACCGCTCTCCGTGCGCAACAGATCGATCCGACCGCGAACCCTTCCGACGACCGCCTCCCGGCTATGATAACCGAAGGTGAGATTCCTTCTCCTCCGGCGTTCTACGTGATGAGCGAGGATCTCCGCCACGAGATCGGGGATCTCGTCAGGGTTCTCCTCGGCCGCCAATCGGGATCTGTCGGTGCGGTGGCGATACAGGCTCGATGCGTACAGCAGGAGGAGCCAGAGGTTGCGCACCGGTATGCGCCCGATGCATCGAGCCTCGGACCCGACCTCGGCAATCGCGGAGGACTGCACCACCACGATCAGAATCCTTCGAGCAGACGAGCCCTGGCCTTCTGCGACTTCTCGGGCTGGTCGAACCAGTACTCGTCGAGAAGCGGACCGATTTCGGTGCCGACCACCTGCCGATACCATTCGCGCCCATCCTCGATGGGCATGTCGAACGGCGGAGTCACGTAGCTGTGCCCAATCCGGAATTGCGGCCCGAGCTGGGAGTCCGATGACAGCTCGAGATTCAACGCGCCCACACGCCGCTCGATTTCCTCCAGTATATCCGTCGATATGCCGCACTTGGAGTGCACCCACGCGCGCCAATCATCGCCGAGTGCCGGCTCGAGATCGATGAATGCGAAGCGGCGTCGCAATGCCAGATCGACGAGCGCGATCGAGCGATCGGCGACGTTCATGGTTCCTATGACATGGAGGTTATTGGGGATGAAGATGCGCTCGCCATCGGACCTCCTGTAGCAGAGCTCGAGCGCCTCGCTCGGCGTCCGCTTGTCGACCTCCAGCAGGGTCAGCATCTCGCCGAATATCTGCGCAGGGTTCCCCCGATTGATCTCCTCGATGACGACGACGTGCTTGACCTTTGGCTCCTTCGTCGCTTCCTTCACCATCTCGATAAATGGGCCGTCGACCAGGGAGAGCTTCCCTTCGCCGGATGGACGCCATCCGCGCACGAAATCCTCATAGGACAGATTCGGGTGGAATTGCACGGCGCGCAACCTGTTCTCGTCCCGCTGTCCCATGAGCGCGAAGGCCAGCCGTTTGGCGACCCAGGTCTTCCCGGTTCCGGGCGGACCTTGCAGGATGATGTTCTTCTTCGTCCGCAAACGCGACAGCATCATCTCGAGCTTGGCTCTCGGGATGAAGCATCCTTCCGCAATGATGTCATCGATCGAGTATGGTTTTAGGGGAACCGAGATCGTGGTGGCTTCGGGTCCCGGTTCCGATCCGTCGTCGGGATCATCACCGGTTGCAGGAGCCGGCTGCGTCGGAGCTGCTCCATCCTTGAATCGCCAGGCGGCGAGCGACAGCTCCGGAAACGAATGGACCGGGTATGCGTCCTCCTGGAATCTGGCCTCCAGCGTATCCAGGACGGATAGGTATTCATTCGCACTGCAGCTGTGCTTCGGGCCGGACATGCCGATCTGCGTGTTCAATTTCTGGGTGATGTATCGCTGGGATTGGCTGTCGAGCGTCGGGAAGCTCCATGGCCGGATCCAGTAGAGCCCCATGGTGAGGTTCCATTTGACGCCGTGCGCGCTGGCCGCCTTGTCGTATGCGGCGATGAACGACGTGCGCGTATCGGCATCTTCCGTGTCTGCGAATCTGATCGCCTGAGCGAATATCTCCCAGAGATTGTCGATGTCTTCCGGCCGTCGCTTGCTCTCGTAGGCGAAAAACCACGACATCTGGTTGTTGAGGACGGGAATGCCCTCGAATGAGTCCGGTACCGGTTCGCTGACGTTCAGAAGCTTTGCGAGCTCTGCCGCAATGTGCTTCCTGTTGGATTCGGTGATGCCTCGGTTGATGATGCCGATGGTGGTGAACGGGCATATGTCCCGGAGCGGCCCCGTGGTGCCATCCTTGAATTGGTCTTGGAGATTCGCCAGGCCATCGACCTTGGAGGCGAGCGCGTGGATCCCGGCGATGAGGTCGGATCTCCTGCTCCGGAAGGCCAGCAGATTATCGGCGATCACTTCGTAGAACTGCGTCCATTTGAATCGCTGCTTGTCGTTCGTTATATCTCCGAACCGATCCTTCCAATACGGGGCGTTGCGGAAACGATCCAGATCCTGCGGCGATCCAGTAAAAGCGAAGGCGATGAGCGCATCCGTGTCCCACTCGCCTGGCATCACGCGCCAGATCGTCGTCCTATTGGTGTAGAAATACCACTTGCGAGGGTTATCGAGCAATTGCCACGTCACCTTCAGGATGCGGCCGTCACCGGGATTCTCCTGAACGATGCCGATGGCCTTGATGGACATGACCGAAACGGTCTTCCCATGATTCTCGAAAGGCAGATCGAGCTTCTGCGTGTACGACGACTTGATGGCGATACGATCTCCCGCCTGCACCGACTTCACCACCTCCAAATAGCGGTCGTGGTAGCCGTTCTCCCAGATCCCTTCTTTCACGAATCTGGCGACCTGATCCTCGGCCCTGCCGCCGTAGGTGGCGCCGACGAACCAGCATGCACTGGCGCTGGCCCCTTCGCTGCTGCTGGGATTCACGTTCTTCCCCTGGCCATGGTGCACCTCCTCTGAGATGAACATTGTAGGCGTCCGTGACGATGAGTGAAGGGATTGCATGCAGTCGACGTCGTGGCCGCATGATGTCGCATTACCTCGACCTGAGGCGGATTTCGGAGAGCTTGAGCCTCTGACGCGCCGGGGCCGATCCCCGCTACTCCGTCCCTGGCAGCACCGCACCGAGAAAATGAGCGCGTCCGTGGATAGAAACGTCGTTATAAATGTATAAGTAGCGAGGTTATTGTCCGCCTCTGGACTGAAGATGATCACGCGGGGCAACTCAACGTGTAGACCCACGCCATACCGGTAGCGGGGGCGCTGCCGCGAAGCGGCATTCAAAACCCCCTGAGAAACAGCCACAGCCCGGCGGAGCCGAAAATAGAACCTTGGTTCCGGCTACGCCGGGCTGTGTAAAGAGCCTGGTTTACCGCCCATCACCGCCCCTCGCGTTGTAGGCGCAACTCCGACAGCCTGACCCGACTTCGCGGTCGCTGAGTGCCGGCCGAATCAGTGCCCGGCAGCACCACCCCCAGCATCGACGCCGCCACCGCGCAGCCGACCACACCATCGAACCAGTGGTTGTCGAAGCCCTCTGGCCGCAGGCGCCACTCATCGACCACCCGCCCGCGGCCCTCGGTGCGGACACGGTACTCCGCCAGGAGATGCTCCGCGAGAAGCCGGTGCCGTTCCCGGTCGTGGCCGTAGAGCGACAGGCAGCCGGGATCGCCCATCGGCACCGCGAGCCGGGCGTGGAGGAAGGACTTCCAGTGGTTGGTGTCATAGAGCAGATGGCGCACCGCATGCCGGCCGACCACCGCCGGGATGCGCCAGTGGTGGCCAACGCGGTCACCGCGCTTGCGCTTGTAGTCCGTGAAGGGGATGGACGAGGCGCCGACGAAGCGGCCGTGGCTGGGCATGAGCACCGCCGCGTGCGCCGACTGCCGGCAGAACTGGTAAACCACGTCGGTGCTCTGACCCCAGTTGGCGTCGACGAGCAGGCGTTCGATGGACAGCTCCGCCCCATCGTCGCGGCGGAAGCGGCGCGGCAGGAGTTCGCCCGTGAGCCGTTCCAGACCGGCGAAGATCATGCCCTCCAACCCGGCGCCCTTGATCACTGCCGCCATCGTCAGGCGCAGGTCGCGCAGGGTGAAATAGCCCCGGCGCTGATCCGGCCAGGTGCCGTAGTCCAGCACATAACCGGTAAACTCGTCGCTCCAGCCGCACACCACCCAGAACAGGGCCTTCTGCTGCACGTCGATGAAGGCGGTGAGGTGGCTGACCTCGGCAGGCACCTCGCCACGACCCAGGCCGTTGAGCTTCGCCAGGATCTGCTCGGCGGTGAGGTCGTCCGCCTCAGCGTTCACCTCCGGCAACGGCTCGTTCTGGTACTCGGCCCAGAAGGCATGCTCGTCCTGCAGCTTCAGGTTCATCGCGTGCTGGAGGGCCGAGGCCTCGTCGTAGTTGAAGCGCGCCGGCCAAGCCACGTGCGAACCGGCGTCCATCGCCTCGCGGTTGGCCAAGTAGAAGGCGGTGGCGTCCGCGAGGCCGCGCTCGGCGCGCATACCCTCGGCGCGCAGCTTGGCGTATTCGTCCCATAGCTTCGTGTTGGTCGGGAAGGCGTAGACCATCTTCGTCCGCTCGCCATTCCACTCCGGGTGGACATCGCGGTCGAGGATGCGGTCGGCCATGTCCTCCGGACGGATGACCGTGCAGGGCATGACCCCGGCGATCTTTTTGCCCGGCCCGGCCAGGCCGAGGACGGCGCCGGCGAGGATGGCCTCGCGGTGCTGGCACTGGCTGGGGCTACGGGCCGACTCGTCGGTCTGAGGATCGTCAAGCACCACCAGCGACGGGCGGGCGGCGCGGCCGTCCGGCCGCTTGAACTTCATGCCCCGGATGCGGCCGGTGATGCCGGCCACCTTGATGATGGCGCCGTTGGCCTTGGAGCCGGGGATGGCGGGCAGCACGATCTCCCGCGCCGTCCAGCCGATGTGGGTGCGCTCGCCGCGGTACATCTGGCCGTTGGCCCGGTTGGCGATGCCTTCCAACTTGGCGATGGGGTAGACCGCCTCGGGGAAGTCCGCCTCCAGGAGGTCGTTGCCCTCCAGTTCGGTCTTGATGCTTTCCAGCATGTCGGCGGCATGCCCTTCGTCGGAGCCGATGAGGCAGACGAAGTCGCGGTGGCCATAGAGCACCGCCCACAGGCATGCGCATTCGACAATCGACGTTTTTCCGCTGCCCCTGGCCATTGCCATGGCGAAGAGGCCGCCGTGCAGCACGGCCAGTTCGATCTTGGCGATGACCTTGAGATGGTCCGCCGACCAGGGCAGGTGGAAGACCTCAGGGAAGTAGGCGTCGCAGAAGGCATGGAAGGAGCGTTCCGCCGCCGCCTTGCGGGCAGGGTCGGCCACCGGTGGTAGGTCGCCGATGTCGCGGCCCGACTCCGAGGCCAGGGCGGCGCGGGCGCGTTCCCGCTCCTTGTGGGCCTCGTGCAGGCTGGCGGCGTCGGTGGCCTCGACCGGCTCATGGTGGCGGTCGGCGATCCAGGCCAGGTAGCGGAACAGATCGAGGTGCTTGGCGTCGCCGATGCGGAAGCCCGCGCGGATGCGATGGCGCCGGAGCCGCCGCTCGGTGAGCACCTCGCCCTGGGGGGTGCTGTTGAGGATGCGCAGCACATCGCCGGGGCTGAGGCGGCGCGGATCAGAGGCCATGGCCGCCCTCCTTGGCCGCCACCTGCCGCAGCATCCACGCGGCGTAGGTCAGGAGGTTGATGGTCCCATCCGGGTTGGCCGGCGCCCCGGCGGCGAGATCGGCGCGGATGGCGTCGGCATTGACGTGGCGTGCGCCGGCCTTGCGCAGCACGGCGGCGGCAGCCTCGAGCGACAACGCCGTCAAGCGCAGGCCTACGGGAGCCTCGCCAGTCGCCGGGGGACGAGGGACATCAAGAGGCATGTGCCATCCCCAGGCGGCGAGCGGTAGCGGACTGAGGCACTGGCATGCGAGCGGCCAGACCGCCGCCTCCAATCGTGTGACATCGCGGCACTGATGTGCGCGACGACCACGAAAGGACCACGCCATGCCAGCCCTCCCCGACCGCCAGACCGCCGACCAGGCCTATGAATCCGCC